AAACGTGTGAGTTACTTTACCCCATGGTAAGAGATCATGATTGAACACATGTTTGTGGGACCCCTAAATGAAGAAGTCCGTAGGCAACGGAGAAAATTTATGAATTAAGGAAAACTATTCATAAAATAAATATAGTTTGATTTTCGAATAATGGTAATGTACATCGGTGAAACCTTAAGTTTTAAATCAAAAACTAACCGAAACATTTAGGAAAACCTTTAAGTTAGGTTATACATAGCTCGAGTTCCAGGTGTAATGTTTATTGAATCATCCAGCTATTCACAACCATTTCCTCCACACTATGTAGTCTTGAAGCGTCAGAGATCACACGCCCTTCCAGAGGATCCCATCCTAAGAAATAAGCGTTAGGAGGTAAAGACTCCAATCCCAAGTGATCTATAAGTGGCCTTGCATATGACGTGAAGAAGTCAACACCATCACTAAATTTAGAAGAAATTGACGCTAACTTTGAAATTAGACGCATATCAGTTGAAATAATTGACACGTCGATAAATTTTTCAGAAACCATACATTGTGCCATTGCAAGTTGTGAATCAATATATCTGCCATGTTCATCAAACCAACATCCTAAATAGAAAATGCGAGAACCACCAGGCAATCGATAATCACCCTTTGACGAAAGAGTGAAACCGAACTTTTCTTTAAAATAACTAGAGATATATTCGAAAGAAAAGTCGTTATTAAGCGACATCCAACTATCGTCACCCATAACTCTTAGCGTCCATTCATTAAAAGGAATATCATGATCAATAAGGAAATAAACATGCATATACATGTTAACATAAGTATCCATCATGTTAGTAAAAATACTTCCTGACATGACACCACGTTTACGTTCGATAATCTGTTCATCTCTAATCCAGACATTAGCGTTAAGATGATATTCTTCAACTTTAGCTAATAATCTTGAATGAGCAGAGTCCAATACATAAATGCTTCTTAACCAAGTGAAAAACATAACAATAAATGTACGGTTAACAGTTTGGTCAAATGCGGAGATATCGAAAAGATATTGCCATTTAATTTTTCTGGTCTGACTCCATTTAGCTCTTTGGGCTTCAAATGTGTGACCTAGCGAGTATGAACAGCAATGACCCGCACTAATGATAAAATTTTTAAGTGGAAGAAAGAAAATACTTTCACAAGCTACAACGGTTTTGGGAATAACAAAAATCAACCTATATTTTAGCTTAAAATCGTAAAAAGCATCGATCGTCCGTCGAGTTTGAATACGATAACCTAAAGTTACAGGATAGAATAACCAAGAATAGTCACCCATCAGTGAAATATATACTTGTTTTACCAAAGAAGATTTTACTTCAGAAGTTTTTCTAAATTCAGGAAACCCAGAACTAGTTGTATTAGGAAGAGCATTAACTGATTCTTCTGGTCGGCAGGGCTGCAATTTTAGCCCCTCGACCATCATCAACCGATCGACTGCTACTAAAGTCTTAGCATGAATGCTAGGATTTAATTTTGGTTTGAAATCAATAGTCATATTTTCATTAGCTTTCCTTAGCGATTTGACTAATTCTTCCAATGGTTTACCAAAGTCGATCTTCGAATGCCATGCATTGCGGAAGACGCTAACAAAAGGAGCTTCGATTAAAAAAGAGGGAATTCGTTGTAAAGATGAACTCAAAACTCTTACAGTTCGTTCAATATCAAAATTGAAATTAGACGAAACTTTTGAGTTGACCTCAGCAACACGATTTTCTAATCTGCTCAATTTATTACAAACGGGGGATGATGAATGAAAATACCTAACATGGCTATTTAAACTAGAAAGCAAGTGCGGTCTTGTTTGAGAAATGGATTGAAAAATGAGTTGCTGTCCTGAAGTAACGCGAGCAACAGTACAGTCCCTAAAATACATTGAAGTATTTGCCCAATCTTTCAAACGATTCAAAAGAATCCACCAATAAGCCATTACCATCAGCAGAAGACTAGTGAAAAGACCAATGTTTAGGTTCGGATGCTCTAACAAAAAGCGCGTAGAAGT